CGAATAATACGCCACAATCTCTTGCAAGAATTGCAATTATAAATCCATCAAATAATTCTGTGACCTTTGGTACTGAAGCAAGTGTTACGACAGAAACATCAATAGAACATGCAATTTCTTTTGATTCCAATGTTAATAAGTTTTTAATTTGTTACGGCCGATACAGCCCTGCCGGCGGTAATGCAAAAGTTGCTACTATTAATTCAAGTGCTAATACTCTTAGTTTTGGTGCGGAGGCAACTTTCGACTCTGCTGCTAGAGCAAGATATTCACGAAGTGCTTTTGATTCTAATATCAATAAAATTATTATTTCATTTATTCCGCATTCAACAGCCAATGGAAGTGCAATTGTTGCCACAATTAACGCATCAGCTAATACGGTTAGTTTTGGTTCTGCTTCAATTTTTGCAAGTGACCAAAGCGTTAACTCATCAAGGTTTCCGCAAATTACTTATGATTCAACTTCAACAAAAAGCGTGATTTCTTACGAAGATACCAGTGGTACTAATAATGCGCGTGTTGCCACCATTAATTCAAGCACTAGCGCAGTTACTTATGGCACAGAGGCATCTATTGATTCAACAGCAAATGCTGCTTCTTATCAAAATATTGTTGCAATATCAGGGAGCAAAGTATTAATTTGTTACGAAAAAGGAAGCAATGGAAATTATAAAATTGCGACAATTAGTGGAACTTCTTTACTTGTAGGCGATGAAGTTCAATTTGTTTCTGGTTCTGCATATTATTTTGCACCTTTTTATAATCCAACAAATGACCAAGTTGTTTTTAATTATGCTATTGGTTCAACAACTGGCGGTGTTGCAACATCTTTTTCAAGAAATCTATCAGCAGGGACTTCTTACTTAATTAACTTTGACGGCACGATAACCACAACAGCAAGCGACTTTACTGTTTCTATGGGTACGGCTTTAAATTCAACCACAGTCTTTACGAAAGGTGTATAAATGAAAACTATTATTGATAACGAAACTAACACTTCCAAATATCTTGTCGCAGATGATTATGTAATTGAGTCATCGGAATCTTCCATAACTATGGGTGATCCAGTTGATTTTATTATTGGCGATCTCAACTCTACAAACTCTACCGTTATTGAAGGCGTTACTAAACCAGATGATTGGTTTGGTTGCAAATACACTTGTTCAGAAGATGGAACGTTTACAATGGTTGATGGTTGGGTTGATCCTAGAGAAGCCGAGTAGATGAATGATAGAAATTTCATTAGCTGTTGCAGCAGCAGAAAAAGCTTTCAAGCTCATAAAGTATGGGGTTGACAAAAGCAAAGAAATACACGAGATGCAAGGAACTATTGCAGCTTTCTATGATGCAAAAGATCAAGTTACTGAAGCTAAAGCACAGTCAGAAAACTCATCTGCTGCAAACAAGATGTTCGCAAAAGATTCTGTCGAATCGTATGCGTTACAAGCAGTATTGGCAGAAGAACGAACTAAGAAGCTAGAGGCACAACTAAAGAGAATGTTTCAAGATAAAGGTAAGACTGCTTTGTATTCACAGATGATGAGGGTCAGGCAGCTAGAAAGATCAAGAAGATTACAAGCAGCAAAAGCAGCAGCAAAAAGAAAAAAAAGAATAGCTGACTTAACTTTTGTATTAGTCATAACAGCCGTAGGAGTCGGTGCAATTGCGTTAATGATTGGGTTTGTTGTTACAAAAATAAGCTAAGGTAGTAAAAAATGGTAGAAGATCGTTTAACGCGAGTAGAGCAGAAGATAGACACGTTACAGGAAACTATTGTTTCTTTAGCGCGTGTAGAAGAACGTCTTGTTACTGTTTTTAACAGACAGTCTACTATTGAAAACAAAGTAGAAAATATAGACAATAAAGTAGATGAGTTGTCTGAAAACATAGTAAAGGCTAGAGTAACAGAGCGTTTAGTTTGGGTAATTATTGTAGCTATTGTTAGCGCTGCTTTTACTTACATAGGAAAATAAGATGACGTATTTAGAGCTAGTAAATAGCGTTTTAAGACGCTTACGTGAGGATGAGGTTTCTACGATAGCAGAGACAAGTTACTCAGCTTTAGTAGGCGACTTTGTAAACGATGCTAAACAGATAGTAGAAAACTCTCACAGTTGGTCTGCTCTTCGTACAGCTATTGATTTTAACACAGTAGCGGGTACTTCTATTTATCCTTTAACAGGAGCAGGTCAGTATGCTGAGTTAAGAGAAGCAATGAACGTTACAAGTAAAGCTGTCTTTAACATGAGCAATAGAACTGCTATGAACAGAAACTATAAGATTAGTCCTGCTAGTGGTACACCAACAAGCCTAGCTTTTAACGGTGTGGATGATAACGGAGACATTACTGTTCAAGTATATCCTAACCCTGATGGTGTTTATTCTTTATACTTTGACGCTTTTGTACCACAGACTTCTTTAACAGCAGATGCTACAAGACTAAAAGTACCTTTTAACCCTGTATTACAGTTAGCGTTAGCTATGGCATTAAGAGAGCGTGGTGAGACAGGTGGTCAATCAGCAGCAGAGCAGTTTGCTATAGCAGATACAGTATTATCTGACGCGGTTGCTTTTGATGCTAACAAGTATCAAGAAGACATTTTGTACGTGCCAGTTTAAAGGAATATAAATGGCTCAACAACTACAAAGTATTACAATGACAGCACCGGCGTTTGCGGGGATTAACACGCAAGACGCTCCGTTAGCACAAGACCACACTTTTGCTGCTGTAGCTGATAATTGTATTATTGACAAGGAAGGACGTTTAGCTTCTCGTAAAGGTTATCAGTTACTTAACGGTAACGACTTGTTAGGTACGTCAGCAGGTGTAGAAGCACTGCATGAGTTTGTTGCTGAAGATGGAGACATTACTTTCTTATCGGCAGGTAATAATAAAATCTTTACTGGTACTACCACTATGGTAGACGCAAGCCCTAGTTCTTACACGATCACTACAAATAACTGGAAGATCGTATCATTTAACGACCATGCTTTTTTATTTCAAAGAGGTTATGAACCTTTAGTTTTTTCAGATCACGCAGGTACAGTAGACAAGATGTCTTCTCATGCTCATGCGACAGGCACTCCCCCGCAAGGGCATGAAGTGTTAGCAGCGTTTGGTCGTTTATGGGTAGCAGATTTTACAGCAGACAAGTCTACAATCTATTGGTCTGACCTATTAGACGGCACAGCGTGGTCAGGAGGCTCTACAGGCTCGATAGACATCACTAAGGTATGGCCTACAGGGTATGACACTATCGTTGCTATAGCAGCCCACAACGGCTTCCTAGTGATCTTTGGACGCACCTCTATTGTTATTTACTCTGGTGCTGATGATCCTGCAACAATGACGTTAAGTGACACTATATCTAACATAGGTTGTGTTAACAGAGATGCCGTAGTTTCTACAGGTAGAGACTTAATATTCTTAGATGACTCTGGTGTAAGAAGCCTAGCTAGAACAATACAAGAGAAGTCAGCACCTATTGGTGATGTTTCTAAAAACGTAAACAATGATGTTAAGTCTTTGTTTGCTGCTGAAACAGGCAATATATCTTTACATTACTCACCACAAGATGCGTTTGTGTTATTAAACTTTCAAAATCTTGGTGTGGTGTACGCATTTGATACAAGATTTCCGTTACAAGACGGCAGCTATAGAGCGACTACGTGGTCATCTATTAACCCACTGGCTTTTACTAACACATCATCAGATAAGATGTATTTAGGCATTAAAGACGGTATAGGTGAGTACAAAACATATAAAGACAACGCAGCAAGTTATCAGTTAAGTTACTTTAGCCATCCGTTAAGCTTTGGTAATACTTCTAACTTAAAGTTTTTAAAGAAGATAAACCTAACTACTTTTAACGGTGCTGAGTCTACTGTAGTTTTAAACTGGGCATATGACTATTCTGGTGCATATAAGAAACAAGCGTACACATTACCCCAATCAAACGTGGGTCAGTACAACATATCGGAGTTTAATACGACAGCAGAGTATTCATCTTCAATATCGTTAATTAACAGACAGAAGATTAACACCACTGGTCAAGGCACAGTAGTAGCTATAGGTGTAGAGACTACTATTGATGGTAAAGCTATTGCAATACAAGAAATTAACATTCAAGCCCTTATGGGAAGGATAGTATAAGATGTCGAATTACACTAAATTGACGAACTACGCTGCTAAAGACTCGATGGTCAGCGGAAATCCTGCCAAGGTGATTAAAGGAATAGAAATTGGAGCAGACTACGATGCTATTGCTGTAGCAGTAAACAGCAAATCTAACAGTGCGTCTCCTACTTTTACTGGTACTGTAACGGTAGCTGACTTAACAGCTACAGGTACGGTTAGCTTATCAACTATAGATGGTGGTACTTATTAGTGGACACTAAGGAGGCTCGTCAAGCTCTTATATTAGAGTTAGCTAGAGCCACCAGAGGCAAGTATGAAGTAGATGAAATCATGGAACTTTACTACTTTATACTTGAACCAGACTTAGAAGAACAACCTAAACTATCAGTAATTGATATAAACAAGGAAAAAAATGCTTGACATAGATTGGAAAATAGTGCAGAAGATGTTATACTTTAATAATTTACTTGACAACAGCACCAAAAGTGTACTAAGGAGATTTATATGATTGTAAAGAAACTAGGTAAGTTTGTAAGAACTAAGATGCAAGACCTTAGTGAGAAGCAAGCAGGTGTAGGTACTATCTGCGTTATAGTCCTTATGATTATCTTAGGTGCTACATAATGCTTGGTATGGTTGCTTCTTTAATAGACCCTGTAAGTAACATTCTTGACAAGTTTATTCAGGATAAAGACTTAAAAGAAAAACTGTCACATGACATTGCGACGATGGCTGAAAAGCACACGCAGCAACAGGTCATGGCACAGCTAGAAGTTAACAAGGCTGAAGCAGCGCATCGTAATATGTTTGTTGCAGGATGGCGACCTGCCGTAGGGTGGGTCACTGTCGTAGGTATGGCAAGTAACTACATATTAATACCTATGGGTAACTTTGGTTTAGCTGTAGCCGAAAGTGACATAACTATACCTTTATTACAGATGTCTGAGATGATGCCTGTATTGCTAGGTATGCTTGGTCTAGGCGGTATGCGTACCGTAGAGAAAGTTAAAAGCGTCAGTAGAGAGAAGTAAATGGGAACTTTAGTAACTCCAAGACCAACGTCAATGGTGTGGGACAGCGCTACTAACAGGTTTGTTCCTGTTGGTGAAACTGCTGAATCACCAGTACAAGGTTTGCTTGATGATGTCTTTTTAGATAGGAATGTATTTGATGCTAACGTATTGAACAATACTGTTGACAACATAGAAGCAGCTAGAAAATCTTCTTTGATTAATGATGTTAATTATAACTATCAACGTGGAGAACCTATTCCTTTTAATGGTGTAAGTTTTTTAGACGGTCTTAGTTTAGACCAAGACGACCCAATAGCTTCTCTATTTGGTGGGCAGTATGGTATACAGACTTCCCAAGAGATGTTTGATGAAACGTATCAAGATGCACTTGCTGCAGATGCTTTAGACTCTATAGAGCAAGAAGGTCAATTTAGCAGCGGTAACGCTACACTAGATATGTTAAACCAAGCAATAGCTGACAAAGAAGCAGGAGTTATAAAGACTAAAGGTACAGAGCAAGGTGTTGTAGAAATGACTCCAGAAGAGTCTGATGCTGCTTATGACGTAACTATTAAGGGTTTGACTGACAAGTTAGTTAGTATGGGAGTGCCTGTATCTGACCTACCTGTTCCTGATGAAGAAATAGAAACAACTGACGACGATAATGACTTGTTTGGTAATCTTATAGAAATGTTAACAATACAAGGTTTTGACCCTAACGCTGAGTTAGCGACTGTAACACCTCAAGAACCTGTAACACCTCAAGAAACTGTTTCTCCACCAGTTACTCCTCCTAACGGTAACGGTGACGGTGATAGCAATAACAACGGTAACGGAGCAGCTCCTAATGGCAACGGTAACGGCAACGGTGATGATAACAATGATGGTAACGGTGACGGCGCTGCTAACGGCGATGGTGCTGACGCAGGTACACAAACAGTAGTTACAGACGGTATAGACGGTATAGACGGTATAGACGGTATAGACGGTATAGACGGTACAGACGGTACAGACGGATTAGACGGATTAGACGGAATAGCAGGTAAAGACGGTAAGGACGGTAAAGACGGTCTTATAATGTCTATGTTAGCAAGCCCTATAGCTAATAACTTATTTGAAACAGAATTTGGTTATGATTATTTAAAACCAGAATACATAGACAGGCTTTTTAGAGGTAAATTAAACATGAACAATAACAGCAGAGGTGCGTAATGGGTCTTCTATCAGATGCGTTGTCAAAGTTAAACCCATCTTTAGTTAGCGACGCTGCGTCAGGTTTAGGGGCTATTTATGGCTTCAATAAAGGCATAACTGACGTTAAAGATGTAGGAACAAGTGCGCTTGAACGAGCTGCTACTGAAGCAGCTAAAGTTGGCCAACAAACTCAGTTTAAGCCTTTTACTGTAACTTCTAATATAGGAGGAGCTACTACAACTCCTACAGGTGGTTTAGGTCTTACGCTATCACCTGAACAACAAGCAATACAGAAACAGCTACAGGACGTTAGCGCTCAATCTATAGGGGTATTAGCAAGCCCTGAAGAAAGAGAACGTGAGCAGACTAACGTTATTAATATGTTGTTAGGCGCTCAAAGCCCACAACAGAGAGAGCAGGAGATAATGCAGAGGCTACAAGCTACTGTGTCTCCTGAACAAGAACGTGCTAGGCTTGGTTTAGAGCAAAGACTATTTAATCAAGGTAGGCTTGGTGTACAGACTTCTATGTTTGGCGGTACTCCAGAGCAATTAGCATTAGAGAAAGCTATAGCAGAGCAACAAGCAGGACTAGGCGTTAGCGCTATGGAACAGGCTAGAGAAGAGCAAAGGCTACAGTCAGCTCAAACACTAGCAGGACTAGAAGAAACTAGAGCTAGGTTAGGATTAGCAGGACAGTTTGGTTTAGAGTCTTTAGCTGCATCATATAGTCCTTTAGAAGGTTTACTAGCAACGCTTCAGCCTTCATTACAAGCAGCAGATATAGCAGGAGCAGGTACTAGACAAGGCGCTCAGTTAGGTACGTCATTGCTTGAAGCAGGTTTAACGTCTAAACTAGGTGCTGAGGTTGCTGCGAGTAACTTACAACAACAGCAAATACAAGCTATTACTAACCTATTAGGAGGTACACAAGCTAACACAGTAACAGGAGCAACAGGTAGTACAGGTTTATTAGAAGGTATACTTGATAGCTTCCGCACTCCTACAGCAACGTCAAGTGCTAATACTATAACTGGCACAGATTTTTCTGATTACATTAAAGAACTAGAAAGAAAGAGACTAGAGGGTTATATATAATGGCTGAGATAAACATTAATACATTATTTTCAGACGTTCTTGGAAACTCTGCGGATCAAGACAAAGCCAAACGAGATGAGGCGTTTAATCAAGCTAGTCTAGTAGGTACTCTAGGAGGAATGGCTGCTTACTTAGCACCACAACGTAGTGCTGATCTTTCTAGTTCAGCAGGTGGGTTGCTTGGTATTGATACTCGTACAGAATCTCAGAAACTAAAAGAACAATTACAGTCTTTAGGAACACCACAAACTGATGAAGAACATAAAGCCTATGCTGACTTGCTTGATAAAATACAGGCAGGTAGCGGTGTGCAGTATATGATTGCTTTAGGACAAGAAAGAAGAAAACAAGAAGATCTTGATATTGAACAACAAAAAGCAGATATAACTCAACAAATGGCAGACACAGGAGCAGGTGAGCTTGATTTTAAAGGAACACAATTAGAATCTTTAGACGCAGAAAGAATGAGGCTAGACGCTAGAGAAGCAGAAAATAGAAAACTAGAACAATTAAAAATAGACGCAGAAAATGCTAGAACTGCTGCAATAGCAAATCAAACAAGCGTAACTGCTATTAAAATGATTGAAGAGGCTTTTGATGCCAGTGAAGAAGCTAGATTAGCAGGCCAAGAAGCTAAACAAATTGCTGACGATATAGCTCGTTTAGATCCTTTGTCAGGTTCTTTAGCTCGTATGGACGAAGCTAGAAAAAGTTTTTTTGGTAATGAAGAAAATGTGTCTGATTTAAGAAGACGAATCAATACAATGACAGTAAGTATTGTAATGTCTAATCTTCCTGCAGGGGCAGCTTCAGATAAAGATATTGCATTAGCTCAAAGCACAGTACCTACAGCAACTATGAATCCTCGACTACTAGAAGCTTATTTTAGAGGTGTTGCTAAAATATCAGCACTTAACAGTTATAAAGAAGAATTAAAAGTTCAACACTTGTCTGAAAACAATGGAAACCTAGCGGGTTTTGCTCAAAAATGGAGAGAAGTCCAAAACTCAGATAATTTTATTTCTGACGTTGAAAGAATAGCAGGTTATAATTTTATTATTAATGACGAACAACTAGAAAAACAAAATCAAAAAACTATAAAAAACATTGAAATAGCAAAACAAGCTGATAAAGAAGACTTAGAACAAGCAAGAAGACTTGCCGAAGAAAATAAAAGAAAGAGAGCAAAAGAACGCGGAGATAGGTTTATTTCATCTATGCAAGGCGCTTCTCTTATTTAAGGAATAATTATGGTTGACTTTAACAGAATGACAGAAGACGAACTAGATCAATGGTTAAATCAAAACGATCCTGAACGTCAAACGTTGCTTAGAGACGCAGGTGAGTATCTAAAAGAAAATTTAGACCTTCCTGTGGGTATAACTGGAGCTTTAGCAGGTGCAGCAGCAGGATCGGCTGTGCCTGTAGTAGGTACAATAGCAGGAGGTATTATAGGCGGTGCTTTAGGTACTGGTATAGGAAGTGCTGCGTCAGATGTTATAGAAGACGGTGAGATAGACGCTTTAGATGTCACTAAAAGTGTTGGTATGTCTGTAGGAATAGACCTTGCTACTTTTGGTGCAGGTAAACTTTTAAAACCATTAGCACAAACATTAGGAATAACTCCAAAATCTTTGTTAGGAGCATCAGAAAAAAAAGGATTAGAGTTATCTGATGAGTTAATAGATATTAATAAACTTGAGGCAGGTTCTTTAGACAGTATTAGAGCAACTCAACAGTTTTTAGAAAGCGAAGGAGGAAGTCTATCAGCAGCTCAAACAGGACAAGCAAGTTTTTTTAGACGTTTATTTGAAGGCATAGGCGATATTGGTATACTTTCTGGAAGAAAAGCAAGAAACAGAATCGCTACAAACAATAAAATTATTTTAGATAGTGTTGATGGTTTGTCTAATCGTGCGGGAAGTGACGGTATTACTTCTGAAAATATTGGAGAGGAGTTATTTGGAATTGTACAGGCAGGTAAACAAGCAGCTACAAAACTTTATGGAGAAGGGTTAGACAATATTGTAAAAGAATCTGGTAAAACTAGAATTAACACAGGCGCTATAAAAGGTGCGCTAATGGCTTTTGTAAAGAACAATGAAAAAGATTTAGGAAGTGAGTTAGTACCTAGTGTAAAAAAACAAATAAACCAGTTGTTAGATGACGTTACAAACTCTCCTGATGTTGCTTCTCTTTTAAATAAAAACGTTAAAGACGCTTCTGTAGAGTCTTTAATAAGTTTTCAAAAGCGTGTAACTAACATGATAGATGAGGCAATGCCTAACTCAGCTAATGCTAATCCAGTAGCAGTACGTCAATTAACTCAGCTATCTCAAGCTGTAAAGAGAGGTATAAACAAATCAATAAAAAGACGTTCTCCAAATCTTGCTTCTGCTTATAACGAATTAAATAAAACATACGGAGCAACAATGCAAGGACTACTACCTCGTATTAACTCACGATTTGCTACGGCTGCTAAAAACTCAGATTATCACGCAATAGGTAATATGCTGTTAAACAACAATAACGTTAGTAAAATAAAAGCAATGATGAATAGTGTAGATACTGCTTATCAAACAGCAGCAAAAGCAGGACTAAAACCAGAAGGAGCTGCCAAAACAGCATTACAAGCTAAAAGAAAAATTAGCGAAGCGTATATGCAAAATGTATTTAAAACTATGACAAGAGAATCTGACCCAACTAAGTTTGGTAATTTTGCTAGGAATCAACTAACAGCAGAATCTTTAGCAAAGTCAAAAGCTATATTAAACGCTAAAGATTTTGGAAGATACAAGATGCTTCTTAACGTTATTTCTGACAACTCTAAAGGCGTTGAGAATACTATGTTTGGTCTTGCTTTTCGTCAAAGAGAAACAGCAGGAGTAGCAGGTTTGCTTGGAGCAGGAGGAGCAGGTGCAGTTTTTTCTTCTATACCTATGCTTGCAGGTATACTTGTTCTTCCTGAAGTTTTAGGAAGAATTGCAACAAACTCTAAAGCTGTTAACAAACTTATTAGTTTAAACAAAAACGCAATTAAGTTTAAATCACCTGAGAATTTAGCTTATTCAGTAAACGACATTATTAAAACAGCTTTTCCTAACGAAGAAGAAAGAAAAGAACTAGGTTTTGACATACAGAATCAATAACTAAGGAGAAAGACTATGCCATACGGTAAAGGAACATACGGTAGTAAGGTCGGTAGACCACCTAAGAAAAAAGCAATGACTACAGCTAAGAAGAAACCAATGAAGAAGATGAGGAAGCGATAGAATGGCTAACGGTCTTTATAAAAACATCCAAAACAAAAGACGCAGGATAAAGGCAGGTAGCGGTGAGACTATGCGTAAGGCAGGTAGTAAAGGCGCTCCTACAAACAAAGCCTTTAAACAAGCCAAGAAAACAGCAAAAAAGAGATAAAAAAAAGCCTGCATAGTCTACGGAGGCAGAGACTATACAGGCTTCAGGCACTACACACAACACACTATATAGACTTAACTATACACCACAAACACCAGAAGCGCAAACACTTTCTGAGTTTTCTTCAAACACTACACCTTTATGCTTAGTAGCTTCTTTATAGCTACACATCGTTAAAGGCTGTCCACCTCTAGCACCGTCAGGGTAACAAGTAAAGCCTCTAAGTCTAGGAGCATACTTAGCTAGTATCTTAGCAAACTCCATAACTCTGTCCTCGTTGTTACCCTCACTGCCCCATGAAGGCAGGTTGATAGTAGAAGATATAGACATATCAACATAGTCTTGAACGTCAGCTTGGAACTTCAGTCTACGCTCAAAGTCATTAACCATAGACGAGGAGGTCTGTATCTTATCAGGGTCTAAGCCGTGAGAAGTGATTAAGTCTTCTGCTGTAGCGTCTACAACATACTCATACTTCCACTTGTCACCACCTACCAAGTAACGTCTCTTGTAGGCTACAGCGTATAAAGGTTCAATACCAGTGGTCGTACCTGCTAGTATGCCTATTGTACCTGTAGGAGCTACTGCTCTGTACGCTACAGGTCTTGATATACCTCTAGCGTCACACAAGGCGTTAGCTGCTTTCTCAGACTCTTCACGGTAAACCTCTAACCACCTATGCAACTCTTCAGTTACTTCGTAGTCACTGCCACGCTTTAACAAGAACTCGTGCATACCCATCAAGCCCAAGCCAAGTCTCCTGTTTTTGTTCCGTACAGCATACACCTTTTTTGTGGGTAGGTCTGCTGTAAGCGTTCCTGATACAAGGAACATGGAGGCAACTCTAACAATTGTTCTGAATTCTTCAATATCGTCAATCGCACCAATATTAATGCTGCCAAGATTACAAACATCTGAGTCATCTTCGCTAGTAACTTCTGTACACGCGTTTCTGAGAGTTTCATTTTCTTTATCTCCGAAATTGAAGGAAAACCCCGGCTCCCCAGTCATCAAAGCCTGTCTACAGTTCTGTACAAACGTGTCAGGTAAGAAGCCATTATTCACTGCATCCAAGAACTTATCATCATAGTTTAAACTGATGTTAGTCATGTCTAGGGGTGCAGGGAAGTTAAAGTTGTTTTGTTTAGCATCAAACACTGTAACACCGTCAGCGATGGGTAGTGAGTGCCAGTCTTTAGCTGTTAAAAACTGGTGTGCATCGCCGTGTTGCCAGTTAAGCGATGCGTAGATAGCTGATCGTCTACTACCGCCCTGCATCACGTTCCTGCCTATCTCGTTAATACTGTTCATTAACGGTAATGGTCCTGACGCTTCACCACCAGTACGACCTAACGGTGAGCCACTAGGACGGAACACGCTATAGTCTATGCCTATACCGCCTCCGCTCATTAAGCAGTCACTAGCTCTCTGTACTAGCTTACCCCACTCTTCTCTAGTATCTTCCTCACCTTTAAGCAAGTAGCAGTTGTTATAAAAACTAGCCTGTCGTCCTGCGTAGTAAATATAACGACCTCCTGCCATGAACTTAAACTCTTTCATGGCTTTCTCTAATACGTCCATGTCATCCTTCTCAAGGATGCCAGTACAAACGTCAGTGACAATATCTTTAACCTTCTCCGTCCACGTTTGTGTCTCGTTAAGAGCGTACTTGTTGCGGAAGATTGACTCACCAAAACTGTTCCTAAACTCACTCATAAAAACTCCATTTCTGTAATATCTAAAAATTTTATTTCTTTAAACTGTTTCAAAGGCATCCAACAACACGGCTCATAGTCTTCTGGATCGCCTCTGTCTTTTCTTCCTCCCATACCTAGTCGAAACTCGACTTCAGCTAAGTCTACATAAACAACACGATCGGTAAACTCTACAACTAACAAACATTTTGTTCCTGTGTGTTGTGTCAACGTCTGCGCTGTTAAGTATTTGTCTAAAGACAACATATACTCGTCGTATCGGTCACTAGGCATATTTCTTTTCTTTAGTTCAGCCCAAGCATAAATAACACCCGACCTAGAAAGAGCGTAATCTACCTTGTATTTACGCCCTAGCTTTATAGTTTTACAAGACCAGTGTTGTGAGAGCTTTTCAGCTAACTTGGTTTCCGCAGCAAGTGTGTTATTATTTTCATATATAGGTCTCATGTACACTGCTCCTTTATCAGGCTATCTAAGTACCAACGTGCTTTCCTTAAATCCTCTACACCATTTTTATTCTTCCAACGATGCAGATACTTTATTAAATTACCGTTTAAGTAGCCTACAAACTCTTCTTTACTAGAACGTTCTTTAATGTAGTCAATACACTCTATGCCTTCGCCCTTGTAGTGGCTTGGGTTGATAGGGTCTTTAATAGACTCAGCTTCAGACGCTTCCTCTAACTCTCTCCTAGCCTTTACAGCTTCTATCTGTCTTTCTTTTATCTGCCTAGCTACTCTATCCCAGTCTTCTGGGGTACTTTTGTCAAGATAGCTCATCAGTCTCACCTCCTAAGTCTTCAATTATCTTATCTAGTTTATCTTCAATCTTGTCTTCAAAGCGTTCTACTAGCTCAGTAGAGTTAATCTCTAACACCTCTAAAACAAGAATCTCATCTAACAAGGACAACTGCTCTTTTATTTCAGTAAAAGTATAACTCATTTTACAGGCTCTCCATACTTCTTTCTCAAGTAAGACATACTTATAGGCAACTCGTCAAAGCTACCGTTATTGACTTCGTTAAAGACCCATATACCACGCCAAGACTGGTTAGTCTGTGGTGATAGATAGCTCTGGTCTTCTTGATAAAAGATACCTGCAAATAAACCAGTAACAGAAACACCGTCGGCTCTACGTGCGTAAGCAATGTCTCTGTCCTGTACGTGACCCATAACACAGCTAACCATCTTCTTAGTAAGCATCAGTTTAGCTGAACTAACAGGTCTGCCCATAACACCGGAAGTAAAGTAGTGAGAGTAAGCTATACCGTTAATCATCTTAACTTCTAAAAACGGTACAACTTCCCAACCCATCTTCTCTAAATTAAGATCAGCAAAAGACATTAAACCCTCAAGCTCTGGACTACCTTCTACTGCTCTAGTGATCCTGTTCTCGTGGTTGCCTAACAAGAATACTAGCTTTGGTTTCCACACCTTATGCTTGTTAGTCCTCTGTCGTTTCTGCTCATCTCTAATAGGTTTTAAGAAAACCTCCATAGCTTTCTTACCTGCCTCAACATCAGCTTGGTAGCGTCTTCCTTCAAAAGACTTAGTGCCTTTATCATAGCTAGATAAGCTAGGGAAGTCCCAGTGATCGCCTAAGTGGACTATAACTTCTGGCTTCATAGCTACAGCGTACTGTCCCGCCCACGCTAAATGGTCTGTGTTAGAGTCTGGTTTGACTTGAGTATCTGGAATAATAAAGTGTCTCATAGTTTCTTCCTCGCTTCACGTTCTGCGTTAGTTTTAGCTTGATGACATTCTAAACATAAAACTTGCATACCCTCTGACTCACAGAACAGGCGCTCTGAGAATCCTGCAATGTCTTCATAACTGCTTAAAGACCCTGCGGGAACGATATGGTCAACTTGGATTTCTTTATTGGTGTGCCACTTGTTACACTCAGCACATTGATACTCGTACTTATGTCTCTTACCTTTTACTGTACGTTCTGCTTCTTTCTTTACTTGGAATTTAACAGGGTAGCGACTGTAAGCCTGTCTTAGCGCTGACCGTATGAACTGCCAATATCTAGCCTCTGTCCATTGCTTCCCTGCTCTAGTGCGTTCTACTCGTTGGTTCGCCATAGAACCGTACTCCTTCAGGTCTTTCTCGCGGAGGCATCCATAGCTGACCTGCTACTCGTCTAAGCCAAAGCAACCTAGCGTTCTCAAGCGCTCTGTCATAGCCTAACTGGTCTTCGCAGATGTCCCACATATCGGTTTCCTTTTTACAGCCTCCTATGAGGTCTTGAGCACCTCCCATTCCAATACCATCAACTCCTATGATATTGTCAATAGAATCGCCAACAAGAATCTGCTTATAAAAATGCTTTAATCCAAACTCTGAAGTAACGAAATACTCTTCACCTTTAACAAAGTTAAAATGTAACCCTGCAATCTGGTCAAAGTCTTTATCAATACTGACTATCACAGGACAGTCGTTTAGGTAGGCAGTAGAAGCAGCTATAGCAATAGCATCATCAGCTTCCTCACCTTCCACCACAACAGCGTCCCAATAACCTACAGCATGGTCGCGTACTTGCTGAAGCAATAACGGCTTCTCTCCCTTCCTGTTACCTTTATAAGGCGCTGTCACAGCAACGTCATGCCTAAAGTTATTACCACCAGTAATATAAACTATATACTCATGGTCTGGATAGGCAAGTAAAGTATCAGAGAGCAGAGAGTCAAAAGCTCTCTTAGCGTGTCTAAAGCCGTCATTAAAAGAAACCTGCGCGTCAGACTCGCACGCACAGGCTACTCGATAGCAATATATATCGCCATCTATCAGCAACATTATAGAGCGTCTTCCAACGCTACATCTATCTCTCCACCGTCAGGTGAATACTCGTTGAGGTCTGTAATAACTAGCTTGAGGCAACTAGCAGATCGTCCTTGCTTGCCTTGAAACTGCCAGTCATAGTGACCCAACACAGCTTTAGCTTTAGAGCCGTTACCGACAAGACAGCTAATCTCATCACCATGCGTGTTATAAGCACGTATAGGGTTGTTAGATTTTACTGTGATGAACTTACCTCGGTCATCCTCTTTAGTCTTAACAGCTAAACCACGCTCTTCTAAAGCCTCAATAGCAGCATCAGAGAGTAAGGACATATCTACTTGATACTTACCAGACATATCATTCTTGTTGTGAAGATTAGCCCAGTAGAGAGTAGTGTTTAATGTTACAGGTTTATATGCTTCCATAATTGTATTCCTTTTAAGTTAAAATATAGAGGTGTATATGCTAGTGTCTAACTAGCTGTTTAAAGCCTATACAGTCTATCATACAGGCTAACGAATATCAATGAGTTTCAGACCAGTTGTTGCCGATCTTATACTCACCGTCCATAGGGCAACGGAGGTCAAAGTCCTCACCTGCCTTACGTATCGCGCTACGAAAGTGCATACCAACGGCTTTAGCAAAAGCCTCTGGAGTCTCTACCTGAAGCTCATCATGGACGTTAGCGACAATCTTGAATGGTATACCTACCGCCCTAAGACTATCAACGCCATTCAGTAATGCTTGCTTCATCAGAGAAGCCCCGCTCCCTTGTAACAGGAAGTTTAAAGAGCTATACGCTTTCCTAATACGAATCCTTCTACCGTCTAAGCTAGGGACGCTATTGTTTTTAGTAACTATAGCCTCCACCGTTAGCTTTAACTTCTTGAGTGACGGTATGTTATCTAAAAAGTTAGTCTTTAACTCCTTACCAAGAACAGAGCCTCCACCTGCAATGCTGCCTATCTTGCTGTCACCTGCACCGTACAGGAAAGCATAGATGAAAGTCTTAGCCTCGTCTCTGGTTTGTAGCCCTGCTGCTTGTTGGTTAGCGCTGTGTATGTCACCTTCCAGTATAGTTCTGACGTAGTTCTCGTCTTTCATATAGTGGGCAAGCATACGCAACTCAAGACCAGAAGCATCTATACCAACTAGCTTGTTGCCTTCCTCCACTATCCAACATGAACGACACTGACCGCCTAGTTCAGCCTTCAACTTCTGTACTGGTGTTAAGCCGTCATGGACTTTGCGCGTTGCAGGGACTTGAGCCATGTTAGGTGATATGTGCGTCATCCTGCCTGTAGCTGCTCCACTGCTAAACACTCTACCGTGTACCCTGCCATCATCTCCAACAGACTCTAGCCATGAACCTACCTGACTAGCTCTTTTCTGGACTAGTAAATACTCAGCCACTAATTGCGCTAGTGGGTGGTCAATAGCTTCTAGTACGTCCTCGTCAATCCTGTAGCTACCGCCTTCCGTCTTCTCAGTAAAGCGTATACCAACACTCCGCAAACGCTTTGCTATCTGTTGCCTACTGCCTACGTTAAACTCCTCCACGTTATCCTTCAAACGCTTACCTGTTTTATCAGAGTAGCGCTTTGTAACGATGGGTTTAAACTCAGTCTGTAGCTGTGCCTCAATCTCGCGCATACGGAAGTTTAGAGAACTGTACAAATCATTAGCCTTATTCAAATCAATCTTAAAGCCGTTCTCTGTCTGTATCTCTAGCTCTTCTGTAACGCGATGCTCTAGCTCTATGCAGTCATTAGAAAACTTATCCTTCTTCAGGTCTGCTAGTAGCTTCTTATACACTTTAGTAGTCAGGTTAACGTCGCGCTTGCAATAGGTAATCATCTCCTCACACAAGCCTCCGTCATAGTCCGTGAAGTCATCTTTAGGGTACGATAGACGCTGACCCCAACTACGCAAACTATGCCCTCCCTGTACAGATGGATTATACAACCTTGACAACAGCATAGCGTCAACGTGCTTCTTACCGTCCACCGTTATATTCCAAACACGCTTCAATACAGGTATATCAAAGCCTATGCCGTTGTATGTGACAATGCCGTCATGCTCATCTATCAAAGCCTGTAACGTGCTAGGCTCAGTATGGCACTCCGTCTGTCCAGTCTCTATGTCTTCAGTACACGCGCACCAGATAGTTGAGTGCTTAGTGTCTGTCTCAATATCAATAGTTAACATCGCTACTCCACTTCATAATCTGCAACGCCCAGTCCAATGTCTTGGGCAGTCTTTAAGTCTATGCGTTCCTCTAAAGCATAGTTAGCAGTAGAGCCTCTGACACAATCACTGCACTCATTCAGATAATCACCAGTGCTTGCATCTTTCAGAGTGGCTTCGTAGTCAGTCAGAACAGCATTACAGGCTAAACATCTCATAACTCATCTCCTAAGTTTATTTCAGTCATCCTTCCAGTCTGGCTGTCAAAGAACAAATCAGAACAGCGTCCAGTCTCACCGCTAAAGCGATTCTTTAGCACTCTAACCTTAGTCGTGTTTCTGACGTTAATGTCATCAGCCTGTCCGTCACGCTCAAGCCCTAGCACTATGTCGCTCAGTTGAGCGATAGAAGCAGAGCCTCTGAGTTGTGACAAGGACGTAGCCGCGCCTTCCTCGTGTCCCTTGCTGTCAGGTCTTCTCAAATGACTAACAACAAACAGAGATATTTCTGTCTCCTGTACAAGCATCCGTAGCTTAGTCATTATCTCGTCTAATGCTTTACGCTCGTCTAGGTTAGACTGAGCTGACACAACGATAGAGACATGATCTAAGAATATATACCGACAGTCCAACGCTTTAGCCATGTAGCGAACACGCCCTACAATGTTGTCCACATCAGTTGATCCGAAGTGATCTAACAAGTACAGGCGATCATTGCCAAGCGTCTCGTCAAATGCTTTCCTACGCTCTTCCTCAGTGCTGACCGTGGTCGGTAGGTGTAACTGTTTGTTTGCAGATAGAGACATAATTGACAGTGCTGTCTTCCTCGTGCTTTCCTCCAAGAACAACAGACCAATATTATGCTCACTCTGCTGTAGAGCTGAATAGATAATCTCCTTCATAAACTGAGATTTACCTAGTCCACTCCCTGCGGTTACAGTCACAAGCTCTGCGGTACGGATACCGTAAGTCAGCTCGTTAACGCCGTTAAAAGGATAAACCACTTCAGCCTTCTGCATTGGCGTATTGACCTCATCCCACAGCGTAGAAGCTCTGACGATGCCG